TATAAGATTTTTCAACATTTCCTTATTTTGGTTAATAAATTCGTACCCACTCTAAACAAATTTGACGTCGACTAAAATGTTTGTTATGAGTTCTTCTATTCAGCATGATGCAGCTGTTAAAAAGCATCAACTAAGTAAAGTAAATTTATGTTAGCTTTATTTAGACTGTCTTATAAACTATATTATAACCAATTCTTATGGTTTGTTTTTACGTTAAAAACAGGATTTTTTAACAAACATAACTTCATCACCACTATGCTTGAGTGGTGTAACTTCTCTCAGCCATCACCACAAATGATGGCTGTTTTTTGTTATATATGCCAAAAAACTTGATTATTATTAATAAAAGATATAACATACAACTATGACGAACGACAGTAAACGCAACCTAAAACGCAATACAGCAGACTATGAGTCAATTCTAGCAGATTGCAACAAAGACTGTAAGCAATTCTTGCAAGTTATTATCACTCAATTAGAAAGCGACTATAAGCAAGTTCCGCAAGAGTTCTTGCCTATGCTCATACTTATACGTGATTGGTATAACGTCTATCTTGAAGCAAGAGATGATATGGCTAAGTATGGCATTTTGTCTAGAGATGAAAGAAATAGACTTGCCAAATCAAGAAGCTTCAGTGTTATGAACATCGCATACAACAATGTTCTACGTATACTCAATCAATTCGCAGTCAGTCCATTAAATAAAGCTAGAATGATGAGTCTAAACAAGAATCAACAAAATTCTGATACTCAAGCATATATAGACTCTATCTTAAATGGCTGATAATCAAACACTTATATAAACTGTTTACAATTGTAAACAGCTTTAGCTGTTATATTGGCATAGCCAATTAAATTGTCTATAAAACAATGATTGAACAAACTGAATATTACCAATACGCACAAGACGTCCTAAGCGGCAGAATCATCGCATGTGAGACTATAAAGCAAGCAGCATCTCGCTTCTTGCAGTTCTTAGAGCGTGATGATATGTACTTTGACCAAGCTGATGTCGATAAGAAAATACGCTTTGTCGCCAAGATGAAGCACTCTACTGGTGTGCATGCTGGCAAGCCATTCATCTTATTGCCATGGCAGCAGTTTGCATTTGCTAATATATTTGGCTTCAAATGGAAAGAGAACAATTATCGCGTAACCAAGAAAGTCTTCATGTTCTTGAGCCGTAAGAATGGCAAGACTGCTCTTGCTGCTGCACTAAGTCTATGCTGTACTACTATAGACAACGAGTCCGGTGCTGAAGTCGACTTCGTGGCTAACTCTGCTAAACAAGCAGGCATATGCTTTAGACAAACTAAAGACTTTGCGCAATCAATTGACCCTAAAGGACTTATATATAAGATATATCGTAATGATGTAAGAGTTCCATGCACCAAGTCATACATCCAGACTCTATCAAGCGACAGTATGGGCAATGATGGATATAACAGCCAGATGTTTGTAATAGATGAGATGCATGCTCAACGCAATTGGGACTTGTACAATGTGATGAAGTCAAGCCAAGGTATGCGCACTCAGCCATTGTCTATTGTAATTACGACTGCTGGCTTTCTAATTGGCGACTCATATCCATGCTATAGTATGTGGAACACATGCAAAGACATCTTGTCTGGCTCTAAACAAGACGACAGCCAATTCAGTCTTATATACCAATTAGATGAAGGTGATGACTGGACAGATGAGTCTAACTGGATAAAATGCAGTCCAAGCTTAGGACAGACAGTAACATATGAGTATATGCGTGATGAGGTAAAGTCTGCTCTAAACAACACATCACTTGAAGTTGGCGTTAGAACTAAAAATTTCAATGAGTGGATGCAGTCAGCAGAAGTATGGCTACCACATAACTTGTTGGTAACCAACTCAATGCCATTTGAATTAGAAGATATTTGCCAAGGCAAGCACAGTTATGCATATATTGGAGTCGACTTGTCAGCAGTAAGCGACTTGACAGCAGTAAGTGCTATGATAGAGAAAGATGGCAAATGCTATTTCAAAACTTGGTTATTTTTACCTGAGTCTGCACTTAAAGAGTCAGCCAATGGTGAGCTATACAAAGAAGCACATCGAAAAGGCTATCTGCATGTGACTGAAGGCAATGTTGTCGACTATGACTACATATTAAATAAAGTATTGGAAATCAATAAGATATGCCGTATTGCATCAGTCAATTATGATAGTTGGAATGCTACACAATGGGCTATATCAGCCGAGCAAGCTGGCTTACCATTAGAGCCATACAGCCAAGCAATTGGCAACTTCAACCGTCCAACTAAAGAGTTTGAGCGCTTGCTTAGAAGTGGTAAAGTTGTGCTAGACAGAAATCCACTTGTAATATGGTGCTTTGACAATGCTCAACTTAAAGTGGACTGGAACGACAACTGTAAGCCGACTAAAGGAGACAGCAGATGCAACAAGATAGATGCTGTAATATCTAATCTACAAGCATTAGGTGGAGCATTGAATGAGCCAGTTGTGGCTGCTAAATTAACAACGCTATAATTTACAATTGTAAATTGTTTAATCAGTCTAGTCGACTGATATACATTTGCTAAACAAATGTTATTATTAATAAAAAGATACTAATTTTATACATGTCTTGGTTTAAGAAAAAGAAAACAGAGAAACGAGGCTTAGTCTATGTGAAGCCGTATTCTGATGGCTTGTTCTTTGGCAAATACTCAAAGAAGACACATTTGACTCTGTCTGCAGTCTTTGCTGCCGTAGAGATGATATCTAATGCTATTGCCGAGCTGCCAATCAAAGTTAAGCAGACTGCAGTCAATGATATACAAGTAATTGACCATCACTACTTTGAACGTCTATTCTATACGTTGAAGATGAGTAAATTCAACTTCATCAAGCAACTTGTATGGGATATGATGCTGCATGGCAATGGATATGCATACATCAAACGAGACAGCAAAGGCAACCCAGTTGACTTAATATACTTGAAAGAGTCGGCTGTCTCAATCCAGTCTATACCAGAGAACGACACATTGTATTACATAGTTAGTGGATATACAAATGTGCCTGGCCGTGTTGAGCGTACAGATATGATACACATATACAAGAACAGCAATGATGGATATGTTGGCCGTGGACTGTTGTCATATGCACAAAGAGCTATGGACTTGTCTAACTACACCGAGTCTGCAGCTGAGGACTATTTCAGTTCTGGCTGCAATGTGAAAGGTATACTCAAGTTTAGCCGTGGTATAGTAAGTGATGAGCAGAAAGAAGCTATACGCTCAAGCTGGCAGCAAGTACATGGCAGTGGTGAGTCTACATCTGGTCTTGCTGTACTTGAAGGTGATGCTGACTTCATACCTGTATCACAGAATGCTGCTGACTCACAGATGATTGAGTCACGTGTCTTCAACATACAAGAGATAGCAAGATTCTTCTGCATCAGTCCAGTGCTGCTGCAAGACTTGTCACACTCATCCTACTCTACTGTTGAAGCAATGAACCTACAGTTCGTCCAATACACCTTAATGCCTTACATTGAGCTGATTGAAGACGAATTCAACCGTAAACTTGTGTATACAGCACCAAGCTATATGCATGACAACTTATATATTGACTTGGATGAGTCTGCGTTGATGAAAGGCAACAAGACAGATATGGCAAACTATGCATCTACACTAGTCAGCAACGGCATTATGTCAATTAATGAAGCTAGACAATTCTTTGGACTAAATCCAAAACAAGGATGCGATGACTTGTTCATACCTTACACAGACATCAACCAGAACAAAATCAATCAAGATGAGAATCAACAAGAAAAAAATCAAAATGAGTTATGATATATACAATAAACAACTGTATACGAGCATTTGGATATACAAACTTTGACAATCTGATTGCTGACATGGGCTCAGTTGACAATCTAAGAGAATACGTCAGAGCGAATGGATATGCCGATATCGCTGTCGCTGAAGACACTGAGCTACTTCTAGTTGATGTGAATGGCAAGACTTGGCATACTGGATGCTATGGGGCTGTTATAGAGCCACCTAAACCATACTTATGCTTTACTTCTACTGGTGATAGTACTGTTGCCATGACACAGAATGGTACACCAAATACATCAGCTAATAAAGTAATACAATACAAGCTTAATGATGGTCAATGACAAACATGGGATTTGTCAGCTGTATCATTGGCTGATGGTGATAAGATGTATTTGAAGTCAGATGATACAATACCAATTAGTGAAAGCTATAGCATATATAAACAATTCACAATTACTGGCTCAATTGCTGCATCAGGTAACATTATGTCATTACTTAATTTCAGTGATACATTACAAGATTTTGGATTTATACATATGTTTGAAGGCTGTACATCGCTTACAACTGCACCTAAACTACAAGCTGCTACACTAGGATATGCTTGTTGTAATAGTATGTTCCTAGGTTGTACATCACTTGTAAATGCACCTGAACTACCTGCTACTACATTAGCTTATCAATGTTATGCAAATCTGTTAGGAGGTTGTACATCGCTTGTAACTGCACCAGTATTGCCTGCAACTACATTAGCATATGATTGTTATAGTGGTATGTTCAGTGGATGTACATCACTTACAACTGCACCAGAACTTCCTGCTACTATAATTGATGGTGATTGTTATCATTCAATGTTCAAAGATTGTACATCACTTACACAAGCACCAGCTTTACCTGCAACTACTTTGGCATATGAATGTTATTGGACAATGTTCGAAGGTTGTACATCTCTTACAACTGCACCTGAACTACCAGCTACTGCATTGACAGATTATTGTTATAATAATATGTTCGAAGGTTGTACAAAGTTAAACTATGTTAAAGCAATGTTCACAACAGACCCATCAACAGGTTCATATATTAATGATTGGTTATCTAATGTATCACAAACTGGTACATTTGTAAAGAATTCTGCTGCTACATGGACTAATGAACAAGCTGGCATACCAACAGGATGGACAGTACAAACTGCAACACCAGATAAATGATAATTTGCATATGCAAATACAAACAAAATAAATATTTTATATATTATTATATAGAAACAAAATATAAAGAAATGGAACAAAATAGAGAAATAAGAAGCATAGCACGCGCATTTACTACAAATGGGCGTACAGTTAGTGGATATGCTATTCGCTTCAATGAAGACTCTGCTTTTATGGGCTTCACTGAGCGTATAAATCCATCTGCATTGCCTGCTTCTATGTTAGAGAATGCTGACATATTTGCCTATTTCAACCATGATTGGAGCAAAGTGCTTGCTCGTACACCAAACTCATTGAAATTAGACCTACGCAATGATGGCTTATACTATGAGTTTGAAGCACCTAATACGCAAGATGGCAACGACTTGTTAGAGCACATTAAGCGTGGTGAGATGTACGGCACTAGTTTTGCATTCTCATTGCCAGAAGACGGCAGTGGCGAAGTATGGACTAAGCAAGAAGATGGCACATACATGCGTGAGATTATAATGTTTGACGCATTGTATGAAATCAGCCCAGTCTATACACCTGCATATCCAACTACTTCAGTATCAGCAAGATGCTTAGAGCATGTTAGAAAATTAGAAGAACAAAATATGAAAGAAGACGAAAAGGATGAAATGGAAGCTGGTAAGACAGCTGATCCAAATGAATCCAAAGAACAAGAAAAACAAAAAGAACAGGATAAGCCTGTTGAATCAGTCGAGTCTGAGTCATGTGAGTCTAAACCTGATGAATCTAAATCATGTGGTGACAAACCTGATGAGACTAAATCATGTGGTGACAAACCAGATGAATCTAAGTCATGTGGAAATGAACCAGATGAACCAGATGAACCATGTGAAGGACCTCAATGTGACAAAGACGACGACTACAAAGAAAATATATCTAATAGAAACAAAATGAAAAAACAATTTTCACTCTTAAAAGCAATTAATGATATTGCTAACAACCGCTCACTTGATGCTGTATCTCAAGCAGTAATCAATGCTGGTGCAGATGAGATGCGTTCAGCAGGCCAATCATTCAGCGGTCAAATACAGCTTCCAGTTGAGTCTAGAGCTGCTGTAACTGTAACAGACGAGCATGATGACGTAATTGAAGTTCAGTTTGCTGACTTGCTTACTCCACTTAGAGCTAAAAACGTGCTTGTCGCTGCTGGTGCTAAATATATGTCTGGCCTTATTGGTGATGTACAAGTGCCTATTATGGGTGCAGGCAATGTAACTTGGGAAGGTGAAGTCGCTTCAGCAAAAGAAGCTGGTTATACATTCTCAAGCAAAAAGCTTCAACCTAAACGTTTGACTGCATACGTTGACATCAGCAAACAATTCCTTGTACAAGACTCAATTGGTGCAGAACAAGCTATTCGCGCTGATATTGTCGCTGCTATAAACTCTAAGCTTGAGTCTACCATTCTTGGTTCAGCACAAGGCAGCACTACTACTCCAGCCGGTATCTTCTACGGCCAAACACCTAAGAAGATTACTACATTCAAAGACATATGCGACCTTGAAGCTTCAATTGAAGATGCAAATGTAATTGGTGAATGCAAATATGTGATGAGCAATAAAGCTAAGGCTGCTCTCCGCAATATGCCTAAGTCAAGCAAGTCAACTCAACTCGTAATGGAGAATGGTGAAGTTGATGGTACACCAGTACTCAACACCTCAAATGTTGAAGCACAAAACATTGCATACGGCGATTGGAACAACTTAGCAATTGGACAATGGGGCTCAATTGACCTTGTAGTTGACCCATATACACTTGCTAAAGACGGTCAAGTTCGTATTGTAATCAACGCATTCTTCGACGCTATTACACTTAGACCAGAAGCATTTGCATTTGGTACTACTCAAAACGGTTGATTGTCAACAGTAAATTTAATCATACAATAGTATGATATATTTTTACAAGTAAAAATTATATTTAACATACACATGACTTATTTAGATTTAACAACACTTAAAAAGCATCTGAACATTGAAGCCGAATTTATCGATGATGACACATATATCGAGTCACTCGGTGAAGTCGCAGAAGCTATAGTGGAGCGTCATTGTGGAGTTAAGTTAGAAGACATTGCTATAAACAACGGTGGAGTTCTACCTCCACCTGTTGTTCATGCAATGATGCTCTTTGTTGGCAATATGTATATGAATCGAGAGTCCGTATCTGTCGCATCATACTATGATATACCACATTCATATGAGTATCTATTGTCAGCATATAAAAATTATAACAATTGCCAAGCATGAAAGCAGGAATACTGAATGAGAAGGTTAGAATATTGCGTTGTGAAGTTGAGCGTAATGAGTTCAATGAGCAGACAGACACATACAAGCCAATCGCTTGGATAAGAGCATCTGTCTCTTACAAGACTGGAAACAGAGTGGACATCAACCATGAAGTGTTTTATGCTTACACAAAGACTTTCTATATTAGACGATATCAGCAAATAACTGAGTTTGATAGACTTGAATGGAAAGGCAAGCAATATCGCATCTTGGCAATAAGTGATGATAGAGAATACAATCAAAAAATCATAGAATGCGAACTAATCAATGACTAAGCAATATGAAATAGAAATCGGTCGCGACCTCAAAGATGCACTAAAAGAGTATTTTGACTTGGCAGATGATAGAATTATGTCTGCTGCAAGGCATGGTGTATCAGAAGGTATAAATTTGTTAAGAGACCAAGTCTTGGCCAACATACAATCTTCTAAGTTCAGATATAACTCAACTACTGGTAAGTTTGGCATTCCGCTAATCCAAGGTGTTAGAACATATATGTGGAAGAAGATGCCTACTGGCTTTGTAAGCGTATTAGGCAACCAGAGCAAGAATGACGGCACTTGGAGATTAAGATTTTTTGAGATGGGTGTAACTAGAAAGAACAGAGGCTCGATTGCACCAAACTGGTTTTTAAAGAATGCACTATCACAGCAAGAAGCTGCTACTCAACAAGTTATACTTGCTGTTGAAAAGACAATAGATGACATCAATAACGAACAATGAAACAATCCTTATCAATAACTAAATATGTTTTAAAGCTGTTAAAAGCAAACAATGCTCTTATGGACTTAGTTCCATATGCAAGAATATATCCTATAGATGCAAAGCAAGGCACTACATTTCCGTTTATAGTCATCAATCGAGATAGTGTGTTGTCAGCATATAGTAAAGATGGATGCTTTGAAGACACTGTAACAGTCACTGCCACTGCTGTAACAGACAGATATGATATGTCAGTCTCAATCGCATCTGAGATACGTAACTCACTTGAAGGCAAACGTTACAAAGATGATAACATATACATATCACAGATAACGATGCAGTCAGCAAATGAGACTATCTACAATAACGCTTTCATACAACAGTTGACTTTTGTGTTGAAAGTACAATAATTTAAACAAAAAAATACATACATTCTAGAATATGAATACAATTGTAAAAGGTGATGAATTGATGCTCTTTTATCAGGGCAAATCAATTGCTTTGGCTACTGCCCATACACTTACCTTGACTGGTAACACAATTGATGTATCGTCCAAAGACCATGGTTATTGGGGTGCATCTGAAGTAGGTAACTTGACTTGGGAAGTAAGCACAGACAACTTATACTCTACTACTGAGTTTGACAATCTATGGACCTTGTTTATTGGCAAGACTCCAGTTGAGATTGTATTTGGCGCTTCTGCAGACTATGACACTAATGGCTTAGACCATGCATCTAAAGAGAACTGGGCACCAGCAACTCAAGGTGTACTTAAAGGTAAAGCTGTTATCACTAGTTTGACAGTTAATGCTAACACTGGTGAAAATGCTACATTCTCAGCTACATTCACTGGTACATCTCCATTAGTGAAACAAGCTAGAGCGTGATTAGAACAGCATTGACGTCGTTCAATCATTTTTCATAAGTCAAGCAGGGTGTGGATGTATATTCCATGCTCTGCTTTTGACTTTTTACAACATACTTGATTATTATTAATTAAAATAGATAACATTTTAGACTTATGAAAATCAAAATCAAAGAACAAGAATTAGAGCTACATTACTCACTTAGAATATACATGTTCTATGAGAATATAATGGGCCATTCAATCGATATGCAGACTATATCATCTTACACTAGTCTTGTGGTATTGTTCTACTCAGCTATATTGGCTACACTACAGTATGAGCACAAGAATTTGGATATCACATATGATGAGTATATGGACTGGTTAGACTCGCAGCAACATACTATATTGTCTGACTTTGCATCTTGGTTCATTAAGAATGTTGAAGTATCAGCTAAAGTGACACCAATTAAAGATGAGCCTAAGACAAAATCTAAGTCAAAGAAATCCAAGGATTTTTAATTGTCCATGAAATGTTAAAAGTCTTGGTCATACAGAACAGAATGGTTACGTATGAGACTTTCATGGACAATCTATTAGACTACGAGTTAGACTTATTGTGTGAGTATGTCAAATTTGCTTATAAGCATGAATGGGAGCAGACTAGATACATCGTATGGTCGAGCTTGGCACCATATATGAAAGGCCATAAGTCACCAAAAGATGTATTTCCATTGCCAACAGATGAAGATGAGCATAACAAAGAAATAAGCAACGAAGACATTGAACGGCTGAAAGCAAAGGCTGCAATATATGAGCAGCAATCAAAAACATAACTATTTATAAATGGCATCACAATTAAAAATAGGTATTACAGCACAAGATGAAGGCTTCTCTGCTGCAATGAATAATGCTACAAAAGCAGCATCCAAGACAGCTGACGTCATAGATAAAGTCAAAACAGGTAGTCTGAATGCAAGACAAGCATATTCTCAGCTGAACAAGGCAACACAACAACTTGCTCTTGCTTATAATGCTATGTCCAAAGAGATGCAGCAGTCAGACATTGGTCAACAACTTGCTGCTCAGTTGAACGCTGCTAAGCAACAGACAGCAGAGATGTATGACTTTATGGGTGACTTTAGAGCAGAGATATCCAATATGGCATCTGATACTAAGTCATTAGACCAGATGGTTGGTGTGTTCCAAGGTGTAAATGCTGTTGTCCAAGTTGGAGCTGGCTTAATGACTCAATTTGGTGTGGCTGAAGACCAAGTGAACAGAGTACAACAGACAATGATGTCGCTGCTAAATATAGCCAATGGTCTACAGACTATACAAAACTTGCTACAAGAGCAGTCAGTACTTACATTGATGAAAAAAGAAGTCGCAACTAAGATAAACAATGTAAGACAAGCATTGAACACATCTCTTACTAGAAAAGACACAGCAGCTCAGACAGCTTGGAATGTTACTAAGGCAGTAGGTAAAGCATTACTTGGTGACTTTACTGGCTTGTTGTTGGTTGGAGCAGCAGCATATACAACTTATGCTTTATGCGCAGACAACAGTACAGAAGCAGTAAAAGAAGGCACAGATGCATTAGATAAAGCAAAACAGAAGCAAGAAGAGTTCCATCAAGCTGTTGCTGAAGGCTCAGCTCAAAGTTTGACATCGTTTATTAAGCTGAAGAATGAATGGATAAATCTACGTACAGAGCAAGAGAAAAACAAATTTCTTAAAGACAATCGTTCTGAGATAGAGAAATTCACTGGTGCAACTAATGACTTGTATAGAGCATTTGACAAGTTAGTTCGTAACTCAGATAAAGTAAGAAAAGCTATCATCTCTATAGGTGAAGCATATGCATGGGGTAAGAAGATAGAACAAGAGACAACTAAATACATTGAGCGTGATATGTCTTTGAGAGAAGGCTATAGGTGGCGTACATGGAAGTCAGGTGATGTTGTATCTGAAGACAAAATAAAAGAGCTTGGACTTATAGAAGGTGTTGACTATAAGAAGACTGGTATGGGTTGGGACTTTAAGAGGCTCAATACGTTGACAGATGCTGGTATGGCTAAAGCAAACAATAAAGAGTATGTAAAAGCAAGTAAAGCAAACACTAAAGCAATAGAAGAGAATACTCGTAATTATAACAAGAGAGTCAACTATATGGTCAGTAGAATGCAGCAAGCTCAGAATACAGCAGATGACATATTTACTAATTTGAACCCATCATACAAATCTAACTCGTCAAGCAATGCATCGAATAGTGGACGTTCATACAGCAGAACAAATAAGAGTCGTACAACAACTACAACAAAACATGATACACCAGAAGACATTGTATCAGCAAAAGAAGCTGAAGTAGATGCATTGATTGAACGAGCTAAATTTGAGTTTGACACAAATGGCGAGTTTAAAGATGCATATGACAAAGCGGTTAATGGTGTAGAAGGCTTGAAAGAGTTGATTCAGACACATGTTGATAAACTAAAACAAGAAAAGAACTTATCATACACAGAAGCATTTGCTCAGTTGTCTGAGCCAATAAAAAAGATTAGAAATAACATAGAGGACAAACTTAAAGAGCTTAATGGTTACAAAGGATATTATGACTTTGATAAAGCAGTTAAAACATATTCTACAGCTATTAAAGATGCAAGACAAGATCTAAAACTTGGACTTATAACACAATCTGAAGCTACAGATAAGCAAAAATCAGCATTAGACACTTATGTTGACACATTGAAAATGCTTGTAAAAGTAAATACAGACAATAAAGAGCTAACTGATATGCTTAATAATGAGTTAAATGAATATTCTAAACTGTTAAAAAATCAAAACAACGAGCGAGCTGTAGCTGAAATAGAGAAGACACGCCAAGAAGATGTTGTAATGCAGTCAAACTATAATATTCCATTAAAAGCATTCAAAGACAGATATAAAGAGCGTACAGATGAGTCTGACTTGTCTGATCAGTTTGACGAATTAAGCAACAAATATGATGAGCTGCTACAAAAGAAAGCTGCATATATGCTAAAATACTCTGAGACTGGTGATGAGTTTTGGAACAACAAGATATTGGCTGAAGGTGGTATAAATGAACAGTTAAAAACTACACAAGATGAAGCAGATGCTGCATTTGCTAAGCTACAACAGCTTCAGACTATGGATGAGCTGTTTGGTGGACATACTGCTATTGATGTTGTTGCTGGCAGCTTTAGTCGCTTAGGTAATGCATTGATGGAGATTGGTGGTAATGGTGAGATTGCTAAAGCTGGCGCTGTACTTGCTGCAATTGGACAGATTATACTCGGCTTTGCTACAGCATCAGCACAAGCAGCTAAGCTTGGACCATTAGGATGGATTGCTTTTGTCACAACAGGTATCACTACATTAGGTACAGTTATTGGAACAATTAAACGATTTGAGTCTGGTGGTATTGTTGGTGGTTCATCTACTATGGGCGACAAACAATTAGTTAGAGTAAATAGTGGTGAGATGATACTAAACAGTCGACAACAGTCACATCTGTTCAATATGTTAGACAATGGTATTTATACACAGAATGGTACTAATGTTAGTATCACTGGTAAAATAAGAGGTTCAGACATATACTTGTCACAGAAGAACTATGGTAAGACTAAAGCATTGACTGGTAAGAACATAGGTATTAAATAAATTTAACAAACAATATGTGGTTAATCGGATCATATAAAGATATAAATAACAACACCATAACTGTAAAAATTAGAAATGAGAAGAATGGTGCCAATATAGAGCTTGGTGGAGCATTAGTCAAATTCGCAGCTGAAGATGCTGTCACTATTGACTGTGATAGAGATGATTATTTCACTCATATCATTAAGAAGTCAGCCACCATCAGGTTGGTGACACGCATCTATTTAGGCGACTATCTATGGGCTGCAAATCAAAAGTCAGTGATAGTCAACATATTAAGAAATGGTAAATGTGTATTTGCTGGCTATGTGACACCAAACACATATACACAAGACTATGTTGAAGAGTGGACTACTTTAGATGTGAATTGTCGTGACTTGTTGTCTACATTAGAAGACACAAACTTGGTTGACAAAGACCAATATGATGATTTTAAGCAAAATGCACAGACAATTAGTCTAAAAGCTTATTTAGAGTTGTTTGGCATAATGAATGCAAATTTGAATTTGGACAACTATCCACAGCCAATGTTTATGTCACATTTCATTTGGATAACAGATGGATATATATACCAAGATGGTGTATTTTATGCTAAACTAATTGAGATTGAGCAAGTTATAATTGATGGTCAAGTAAAGAACATTGCTACTGGCAACTATAAGCGTGGCAAAGTACTTGAGCCGAATTGGATATTAGACACAACACAGACTACTATATCTGATGGATTGAAATTTTATTCAGAAGTCGCATATTTAGATATAGATGGTAATGGTGAGTATGAGACTAAGACTACTATTACAAGACGTTCAAACCAATTAGTTGACACTAACATATGGACAGAAGATAAAGCATATCTTGATGTTATAGAAGAAGAGCCACTTAAGACTTATATGGTGAACACTAGACTTAAACGTACATATCTTGTTGATTATGAAGCATTTAAGGCTGGTGATGTACAATACTTTGGTGGTAGAGAGTTCTGTCCATTTGAATTAAGACAAGAGCGTAATGATACAATGGTTGAGATGTATGGCTATGTATGGTGTTATTATGACAATGACTGGCATAAGACTAATTATAGACATATAATTTCACAAGATATACCAGTAACACCTATTGAGCCTAATCCTGATCCAGAACAGCCTGCACCTAAGCCAGAACCAGAAAAAGACTATCTATGTTTTACTTCTACAGCTGATAGTACTGTTTCTATGAAACAATATGGTACACCAACTGATATATCTAAAGGTAAAGTGATACAATATAAGATAAATAATGGACAATGGCAAAACTGGGATCTGTCACCTGTATCATTGGCTTTTGGAGATAAGATGTACATCAAGTCAGATGATACTATACCAATGAGCGAATCACAAAGCATATGTAAATGTTTTGTTATGACTGGCGATATTTATGCATCAGGTAACATCATGTCTTTGCTTAACTTTAGTACAACATTGACAACTTATGCATTCTATTGTCTGTTTAGCAATTGTGCAGCTCTTAAACATGCACCTACTTTGCCAGTAACTACATTGGTACAAGACTGCTATAATAACATGTTCTATAATTGTACATCACTTGCGCAAACACCAGAATTACCTGCTACTACATTGGCAAACAATTGTTATTATTGCATGTTCCATTCATGTTCATCACTTACACAGGCTACGGCTTTACCAGCTACTACATTAGAGACAACCTGTTATGAAGGAATGTTCTATAATTGTACATCACTTACGCAAGCACCTAAATTACCAGCTACTGCATTGGCTGGACGTTGCTATGCTTGGATGTTCTATAATTGTACATCACTTACGCAAGCACCAGAACTACCAGCAACTACTTTGGCATATGAATGTTATTGGACAATGTTCGAAGGTTGTACATCTCTTACGCAGGCTCCTGTATTACAAGCAACTACATTAGATACAAGCTGTTATAAAGGAATGTTCCAAAATTGTACATCATTAACAACTGTACAAACAATATTGCCTGCTACTACATTGGCAGACAGTTGTTATTTCGCAATGTTCTATAATTGTACATCACTTACGCAAGCACCAGAACTACCAGCAACTACATTGACAAACAGTTGTTATTTCGCAATGTTCTATAATTGTACATCACTTACGCAGGCTCCTGTATTACAAGCAACTACATTAGATACAAGCTGTTATAAAGGAATGTTCCAAAATTGTACATCATTAACAACTGTACAAACAATATTGCCTGCTACTACATTGGCAGACAGTTGTTATTTCGCAATGTTCTATAATTGCACATCGCTAACACAAGCACCAGAATTACCTGCAACTAAATTGGTAGATCATTGTTATAACTATATGTTTAATGGTTGTTCAAAGTTAAATTATGTTAAAGCAATGTTTACAGACGTACCATTAGGAGTAAATCCTCTTAGCATGTGGTTAGAAAATGTATCATCAACTGGTACATTCATCAAGAGCAAAGATGCTACATGGACTAATGAACATGCTCTAATACCATCAGGTTGGACTGTTCAAACTGCATAAACAAATAAAATCTATACATATCTAATTGAAAATGAGTAATATAGAATTATATAACAGAGGTGATGTAATAGGCGGTGTAGTTGATATATTCACATATTCAAACGTCTATTATGATGGAAGCAAGATATTGGATAATGGTAATATATTCAATAGAGTTGGCTGTCCAGAGTCACTGTTCTTAGGTGATGACTATGATGATGTTGAGACAATGGAAGAGGTATTGGATAAATTACTCAAATTCTTAAATCTGAACATCATACAGAATGGATATGACTTCTACATATTCTCAGACTCTACATTGGCTAGCAAAGACAGCATCACATGGACTAATATAGACAATGGTAATGAGCATAATTCAAGCTTGTCTACAATAAATGTGGACAAAGACTTCTATATCGACACAGACACTAACATATCTACAGATGATGTGTATACTCAAATAAAAGTCAAAGCCAAATTAGACAAGTTTGATGTTGTGTTAGAGTCACCATTAGACGATGACAGTCTTATATCACCATATGACAATATGCAGCAGTATATGACTGAGTATATCAGTGAAGGCAATGGTAATACTGCACTAAACGCTTTCAAAGCAATTGTAAATGGACGCACTACTGACTATGATAAAGCATACACATACAACTGGTTCATCAGAGACTATATGAACAACAAATGGTCATTTACTAGAAATGGAGTTGATGTGTTTAGCACTTATTATGAGAAGTCAGACTTAGGCTCATACATCAACCAATGGAAGATATTGGCTGAGATGCGTAAAAAGCCACTTATGCCAGCTATAATCGGCTTTGGCCGTACTGACCAGAAGAAGCTGTCTGACAACTCACCATTGAAAGCACCATCAATCAACAAGAGCTTAGTCATATCTATAAATGGCAATGGTGTTGGCAAGCCTTTGACTTACACACATTACGCTAAAAATGCAAATGGTGATTGGGATTCAATACAGAAGCAAGCTACACCATATCCAACAGACAATGACTTGAAGAATGCTAAGATGAGCATAAAATACAAGTCAACATCAAGTGGTACATATAGTCCAACTGACTCATCCATAACTAATTACATTGTGTTTAGTGGTAAAATTGTGTTGAACCCAATTCAGGCTACAACAGATTTGACTGACAATTATATGATGTATAATACACTATTAAACAAGAAGCAATGGGTATATGCTGGTATATTGAAAAACAAGACATTTACTGACTCTAAGAAAGATGGCAATTCACATAACACTGTGCCATCTGGACTAAATGAGTATGGTAAATTCTATGCATTGAAATACTTCAACACTAGAGCTCCATTAGACAAGACACTCACATCAGATGAGACTATGCTTTCAGCTAATCCATTCTTTGATGACAAAGAGAATAAGCTGCTTCAATACAATGTGACTGGTTATAACAATCCAAACAATGGTATAGATGGAATTTATAAAATTCCTATATTGGCTTGCCAGATGAAGATTGGAGACAAATATTGTGTTGAGACTATACTTGAAGATGGAAGCTCTAAATATGACTGGGTGAAAGAGTCAGACTTGACATTTGACTTTGATGATGATGGAACTAAGATTTACAATGACAAATTCTATTTAGGACCAGACTTGGCCGGTGGAGACTATCTTGTTGGTGAAGAGCATGATATGGCTAACAATGTGCACTCTTATATGAATCTTGGCTCTGTATCAGGAACAGCTATACCAATTAAAGCAAGTGATGCATTGGCTGGAGACTTGACGTTTGAGATAGTTGGTGTATGCAATATCACATTTGATGAGCTAGTAAGACGCCATAAGACTTGGTTTAGACACACAACATGGTCATCTAATTGTGTGCAAGTGCTTCCATATTGTGAGAATGTAATCATTAAGAATTTCAATGTGAAGCTTGCATCTGACAATGGTGGATATGACACTACATATGAAGACAATGGACTTGTATATTGTTCAGATGAGAATCATAACTATGTGACTGACAAACAGATAGACTTTGACTTAATTAGTGGTGTTGATGCATCGACTGCATTCAAATGTGGTATAAATACAACTACATTTAAGAACTGTATGATTGACATGGTGAATAAAGCACCAATTGACACAATTGATGACAGTGTGACTAAGGAGACAGCTAAGCCAGAGATGATATATGTTAACGACAAATACTTGCTTTACAGCAAGCCTAAGCTCATATTAGAGACTACATTCAAATATGACAAGTGTGGTGATGAGTTTGCCAATTACAAATTCAACTATTTCAAAGCTAAGAAGTTTGTCACATTCAGTCATAGTATCAATTTGAAAACAGACAGTATCACTTTGAAACTTAGAGAGCAGTAATTGTTTTTCAAACTGAAAATATGATGTTTCTTTTTGAAATTATATTTTTATATAAAGATAATACACATATGATACGAATTACAACATACAAGACAACTGGTAAAATTACTACTGCCAGTTCTGTTAACAACGGAACTACAACTACTATCATAAACAATGTTGACACATCTAAGTTTGAAGCTAAGATAAAAGAGCTGCAAGACCAGATTGACAAGCTAAAGAAACGCATTGATGAAAATATGTATGAGATATTAGACTTACGCATAACAGAAGACACATTCAATGACATGTTCAAATATGGTAAAGACAATGAATATAATACTACCATTGTTGCTAATTACAAAATTGAACAGCCAACTTAATGTAACATATGGTTGTTCGGCAACAAATATATACATGTACTACAAAACAGAAAATGAAATGGACTCATCAAACTAAAGAAATTATACAATATGGTGTTGCTATGGTATGCATTGTGTTTGGACTTGTCTTAGTCGCTATAGGTGGACTTGCTATAGAACCAATTGGTGAAGTAAGTGCATCATTCTTAACATGTTTAGGTGTACTGCTCACATTTGCAGGCAGCATATTTGGCATATCAGCTCACTACAACTCTGAATTAGTCAACTTCAAGTCTGAGATTAGAAGCAAATTAGATGAAGAAGAAGTAACTTTGAAGAGTAAGAAAGAAAATAATTTGTCTGAGACAAATACATAAATAGTGAAGAATAGAACACTTTTGGTTCCATATGGAATAGTATAAAACTGTTTAAGTTGATTATTATTAATAAAAGATTACAAATTTACTAAATCTTTTTTTGCCATAATGTTTTTATATTTTTAATTTATATTTTTCCA